ATGAGTACTGTAAATCAACCAGAAGTGGACGCAGTAACCCTGGAAGTGCGCCTTAAAGTAGGTGGGGCCAAGGTTTTAAACCGAGGCATCGGGGGCACACAAGCCGATGCGGAGGCCCTGGAGCAAATCATTGAGGAAGTGCTGCCTAGCCCGCAGAAGGCCCTGGCCCGGCTGCGGGCTACCGAACCCAGCGTGACGGGCATCGCGGCCGTCGTGACGTGGCTGGAAGGCGCGCACGTCGATGTGCTGCTAAAGCAAATCTGCACCCTGGAGCAGGCCAAGCAGCTCGTGGCCCTGGGCTGCCCTACGACCGGCCCCAACATGGCGTGGTGGCGTGAGTGGCACTCTAAAGAGGAAGATGGCACGCCACGAGAACCGCATCAGTTTGCGCAGATTGCCCGCTACCACACCATCGAGAAGGCCCGCCGGGTGGTGCCTGACCTGTTTTTCCCGGCTTGGACCTCCGACGAGCTGTGGGCGATGTTTCCGCCAGTGAGCGGCAGTGGCCCCACCTACCAGAGCGGCCCTAGCCGCCTGGGCGGCTGGTATTGCAGCCAAACTAATGGCAAGAGCTTTCCGGCCCCCACCCAGGCCCAGGCGGTGGCCGCCATGCTGATTTACCTGCTGAAGAATAAAGCGAAGTTTTATCCCGTGCAGGAGGAGGGCCAGGCAAATGGATAAGCCTCAACAATCGGGCTGGGCCTGCACAAAGCCAGGCGTAACCAAACACCACTATTACACAGCTGATGGCAAAAAGCTGTGCGGCTACCAGGCCCAGCCGGGGCCACTGCATTTCTGGCAACGGAGCACATCGGCGGGCAGCCGCAAAACACCCGACTCGGCCTGCTCATCATGTGAATTGGCTTACAGCCGCCTACCAAAAGCCGAGCAGCTATGAAAAACTTCGCCCGAATTGTCAATCTTGGTGACGCTGAATGCTGCGTGCATCGGCGCGAGTGCCACGAGCTGGTGTTTAATTTTTGGCTGCGGGGTGGTGGGCAGGTCGTCAGCCCCACGGCCAACAAGGTCTACCCCGTTGGTGGGCTGCTCGATGTCCTATTCGACGGCATGCATGAGGACCAGATAGAGGCAGAATGCCACAAGGTCTTCGCCTTTGTAATGCACCAGATGGCGCTGCACGACGAGCAGCTCAAAGACAATGTGCCCCTGGTGCTGGATGGGGCCACGCTCGACAAACTGTATCGGCCCGATGCCGATTGACTACAGAAAATACCCAGCTAACTGGTTCACCGAGATTCGTCCGCGCATCCTGGAGCGGGAGAATCACTGCTGCCAGAAGTGCGGGGTGCAGAACGGGCTGCTGGGCTGGCGGGTGCCCGGCGGCCCGTTCTATACGGTCAATCAATTTAAGAGCAGCCACATTCCCTCAACCGATGTGACCGCACTAGCTAAGGTGATGAAAAAGAAGCCGAAACCTTACAAAATTGTGCTGACGGTGGCTCATTTGGACCACCTATTGATTGACCACGAGGACAGCAACCTAGCTGCCCTTTGTCAACGATGCCACCTTAACCACGACCGCCAGGCTGTAGTCCTGCGCCGCCGGCAAGGCCGCCGCTACAGCCGCAAAAAATGCCAGCTCCTTCTATTCCCACTCCCCGAGCAGCCCACCCTGGTACCTGCCTAATTTCTGCCCCGCCAAACGAAATGCTTTTATCCGACTCCACTATTGACCAGGTACGACAATTAGATATTGTGGCCGTCGTCGCCCGCTACGTGACCCTGAAGTCACGTGGCCACAAGCACGAGGCGTGCTGCCCCCTTCATAACGAAAAAACCCCTTCCTTCAGCGTAAACGCTGGCAAACAGATTTTTAAATGCTTCGGCTGCGGCGCGGCCGGCGACGGCATCGGCTTCGTCATGAAGCTCCTGAAGCTCGATTTTATCGAGGCTGTGAAGGAGCTGGCCGGCACCCACGGCATTGCCCTGGAATACCAGAATCTTAGCCCCGAGGCCGCCGCCAAGGCGCTCGAGGAGCAGCTGCAGCGCGAGGCGGTGCAGTTGGCCCTGAGCTACGCAGCTAGCTATTTCGGCGGCACCCCGCTACCTACTAAGTGGGCCGAGCGCCGGGGCCTGCTCCAGCCCACCCGCGACGCGTGGGGCCTGGGCTACGCCGAGGACCGCCGCGATGGCTTCTACCAGGATGCGCTAAAGCAGAACTACTCGGCCGACGTGTTGGTGCAGGCGGGCCTGGTGCGCAAGGTGCAGAAAGACGACCAGGCCCCGAAATACTACGACGTGTTTCAGGACCGCGTGATGTTTCCCATCCGCGACGCCCGGGGCCGGGTCATTGCTTTCACGGGCCGGCTGGTTACGGAGCCCGCTCCGGATGCCGATTTCAAACCCGGCAAGTACCTCAACAGCGACGACACGGTGTGGATGAAGGGTAACAACCTGTACGGCATCGACCTAGCCACTGACCCTATCCGCAAGGCTAAATTCGCTTATCTGGTCGAGGGCAACGTGGACGTGCTACAAATGCACCAGGCCGGCCTGACCAACACCGTGGCCCCCTGCGGCACGTCGCTGACCGAGAACCAGGTAAAGCTGCTCAAGCGCTACACCGACCACATCGTCATCGTACCCGACCACGACCCGGCCGGCATCAAAGCCCTGCACAAGAATGCCCAGATGCTGCTCGCCGCAGGCCTGCGCGTAGAGGCGCTGCTGCCCGACGAGGGCCTCGACCCAGACGAGATGCTCAAGCGCAAATGCAAGGGCCCTGACGAGCTGGAAGCCTGGCAGCGCCGGCAGCGCGACTACGTGCTCGGGGCGCTGCTCGACGAGGCCGAGAAGGACGCGGCCCTGGGCGGCCACGACAAAGCCGCCGCTATCCGCCGGCTAGGCGAGGTGCTGGAGCTGATTGAGGACGACACCTTACGCCAGGTGTACTACGGCGACCTGGCCGACCGCTGGGCCGATTTTAAGAAGGGCTACAAGCTGGTGAAGCGGGGTAAGGACGGGCTGGATAAGAAGGCCCTGGAGCACCTGGGTGACAACCGCAGTGATTACTTCGACTTTGGCTTCATTGAAAAGGCTGGGTGCTACTACCATTATAAAAATGGCAAGGAGACCCGCATCTGCAACTTCACCTTCGACATCCGCTACTTCGTGCTGAGCCAGGACGAGCCCAAGTACGTGTGCCACTTCACCAACGTGTTCGGCACGACCCGGGTGATGGCCATCAGCACCGACGACTTCAGTAGCGTGGCCACGTTTAAGAAATGCGTGGCCAAGCTGGGCAACTTTATTTTCGAGGGCAACGATGACCAGCTCAACCTGCTGAAGATAAAGCAATTTCACGGGGTGCCCGAAGCGACCCAGCCCCGGTCGATGTTCTATAACCCCACCGGCGATTTCACCACCTTCGCCAACGGCCTGCTCTATCAGGACCGCTTCTTTCCGGTCGATACCAACGGTATCGTGCGCCTGGAGCGGGCGATAGGTTCGATCGAGGAGCTGGGCGACCTGCGTAGTGAGGCGCACGTTTCTATTGGCGAGGAAATTCTGCCGCTCGGCTCGGTGGCGAAGCTGGCCACCAAGCTCGGTGGCCAGGACAAGCTGGACGAGCTGCTGGCCGACGGTGAGCTGGCCCACCAGGCGTACTACTTCCTCCCCTTCGCCACCCGGCTGAAGCTGACCGACGACGACGACGACAGCTACGAAACCGAGCGGCGCTTCCGGCTGAGCAGCAAGGTCGAGGCCCTGGCCTTCGCCGAGTGGGCCGAACTGCTCCACAAAGCCTACGGCGAGAACAGCCTGGTGATGATAGCCTTTTACATGGCCACGCTCTTCCGCGATATCATCTACAAGGCCAACGGCCAGTACTTCCCGCTGCTACACATGTATGGCCTGCGGGGCTCGGGTAAATCGAAGGCGGCCGAGGCGCTGATATCGTGCTTCGGGCAATTCTCGGAGGAGACGGCCATCCGCCTGGCCGGCGGCGCGACAGCCACCGGCATCCAGCGCTACATGAGCACGGCGCGCAACTCGCTGATGATGCTCGATGAATACAAGAACCACCTGCCCATGCCCACCATCGAGCTGCTCAAGGGCATCGCCAACGGCACCGGCAAGCTGATGGGCCGGGCCACTGGCGGCAACGAGACCAAGAGCCTGCGCCCGCTGAGCAGCGCGGTGGTGTGTGGCCAAGACCTACCAACCAAAGACCCGGCGCTGCTTTCGCGCTCGATAGTACTCGAATTCTCGGAGGAGGAAAAACGCAAAAACGACCGCACAGCCTACGAAAAACTTCGTACCTACCAAGACAGTGGAGCCACCGTGCACGTGACCCGCGAACTGCTCCGCTACCGTACTGAGATGCTGGCTTATCGCCGCCGGGAGCCCGATATGACCCGGCGAATCCGCGCCCACTGCCAGGACGTGCTCGGCATCGCCGACCCCGAAGACCGCACGGTGCAGAATGCCTCGACGCTGCTCACAACGGTCGAAATTTTACACGAGGCGGGCCTGAAGCTACCTTTTACCCAGGAGGCGCTCTTCAGCAAGCTCATGGAGCGCGTGCAGGAAGTCATCAACATCCAGCACACCAGCGACGACGTGGAGCAGTATTTCATGGTGCTTAGCAGCATGATTGACCGCGAACTACGCGAAGGAAAGCACTTTAAAATTGTGAAAGAGGAGGATGGTATTACCAAGCTCTTCCTGCGGACGAAGCTGGTGCACCCCTTCTACATGCAGGCCGCCCAACGCCAGGCCGTGGAGCCGCTGTCGGCGGCCACCATTCGTAGCTACCTCACCAAATCACGCTTTTTCCTGGAAGACCGCAGCAAAGGCGTGCGCTTTGCCGAGGAGCCCCACAATGCGACATCGGCGTTGGTATTCAATTACGATAAGATGCGCGAGGATGGGGTCGAGCTCTCGACCAAGGAGGATTTAGACAATATGCTGCAGGGTGACGATGATAGCCGCCGGCTGCTCCATAAGGTCCACCTCAACGGCAACGCGCAGCAGCTGGTGACCGAGTGGCTGGACGCGCAGCCGGCCGACAAGATGCTGGCCGTAAGCGCAGCCCTGCGGCTATTCAACGAGGATAAGCAGCCCGCGCTCAACGAGGCCACCTTCCGCCAGCACCTGCGCACCTATCTGGAGGGAGACAGCCACCTGTACCACCTAACGTTTAGCAGCGACGAGCAGCGATTCAAGCTCAGCGCACCCTTTTAGCCAGGGAAGGGAGGAAATAGTACAAACCAAAAGAAAGGCCCCCCGTGGGCCTTTTTTCATGCCCAGCCCACAGGTCATTTTAGCCACTAGTAAGTAAAATAATTTTTCTTTCCCATTTCCACCAGTACAAAATTCATTGATTTTAACACATTGTAAATAATCACCTTGTATTTCTTAAAAGCGGAAAAGTACCGGGGAAAGATGTGGAAACGTGTGGAAAGTTGTGGAAATACCTTTTTGAAATGCGGGGAAAGTGGAAAAAAACCTCCCCCAGTTTCCACATTTTTCCACGGGATTCCCGGCCTGCAATCAACTTATTTCTTTGATTGGTAGCGCACTACCTGCCAAGGAAGGGAAAGAGGGAAACGCCTTTGCACAAGGGGGAGCGCTCCTGCTGAAAAGGTGTTCGACCACCTCCCCGCAGATGTGCCGCATTCAGGCTCCTGATTTTGGCCCTGCCAAGAGGTGCAACCATGTTCTTCCACTTAGGCACAGTGCAATTATTAATGACAGTTGTGCGAAGAAAATTGAACGGAACAGTCCAGTTCTCGATTATTTTTACTACTCTCATTAGCTACTTAGATAGTAGCATTCTGCCAGCGCCTTTTCTGCATGCTTCAACCTTACTCCTTGCCAAACACCCACCCGTCCTTTCTGCTCCCTACCGATGCCCCGAGGTTTGCCAGTGTTAAGCAAGCCCGCTATATGAGACGCATCGATTTTCCTGTCCGCCCCCACCTGCTCAAGTACCTGGCCGTGCATATGCGCTTGCGTACTGACCTCACCCAGCCTGAGCTGCTCGCTGACTACGTGCTCTCCAGCGTGGGCCAGTGGGGTCTTCCCCTGACGGTGCTTCTGGCCAAGCCCGTGAAGAGCGCCCGCCATGAGGCCAGTGTCGACGACTGCACGGCCAAGCTGGGCGTGAACCTGCGCAACTTCAAAGCCCCCTACTATGACCTGACGCAGGGCAAGCTCTCGCCCTACGTCGTGTTTCAGTTCAACGACTACTGCGAGGACGTCTTCCGCAAGGAGTTATACCGCTGGGTGGCACAGTACCAAGAGCGCCGGGGCACTATTAAGGATGCCATCCTCACCTACATGGCGCTCTACGACATTACCGAGCAGGACGTGGCCTACACCACCCTGCGCCGCGACGTGGAGCGGAACGCACCTTTGCTTCGTCGCAAAAAGAAGCGCACCACCGGAAAAAAATCAAAGAATTTTTCGATGAAAGTGTCGCAAAAAATCGGCGGTTTGTCGCAAAAAAAAGGCGGTTTGTCGCAAGAAATCGGCGTTTTGTCGCATAAGGACACCTTTGCCGCTGTGCGTGAAGGACTTATGAAACTGCCTCTTCCCATTTTCACCGCCGACTTCTACTTCGGCCCGCCCCCCTCCGCCCATGCAGCCTAGTGCCTACGAGCTGCGAAATGTGCAGCAGGTGCCAGCCGACAACATCGGTGGCATCGATGCGCTCTGGTACGCCTGCGTCAGTGACCTGCTCGACTTCGACGACCTGGGCGAGTTGCCCATCAGCCAGCTCACCCTCAAGCCGGGTGCCTGCTGGTATCAGCTCGTGAGCACCCGGGGCACGGTGCGCTACAAGCAGACTCCCAAGCCGCTGGGCCGGCACGGTGAGAGCTACGGCCAGAAGCTCACGGGTACTGTGCCCCGGCACACAGCCGAGTTGGCGGCCGGCCTCGAAGCGCTCGAGGGCCAGGAGCTGGTCGTGCTCTACCGCGACCACAATGGCCAGGTGCAGCTCGTGGGCACGCCCGAGCAGCCGCTGGCCTGGTCGGACACCTACGACTCGGGCGAGGTGATGCTGAACCAGCGCAATAACTACGACTGGACGCTGGAGGGCGAAACGCCGCGCCGCGCCCGGCCTTACCTGGGCACCTGGCTCGTGAGCGGTGTGGGCCTGGCCGGCGGCGTGCAGCTGGGCGCTGGGGCTGGCGGCGTGGTGTACCTGCGCGACCGCGCCGGCAACCTGCTGGCCACCGTGCCCGCCGGCAAAACCATCATTGTGCGCTCGGGCTTCCGGGTCGCCTTCTCCATTATTTAGTTTTCGCGCCCATGCTTGCCCCCGCTACTTTTAAACAGCGCACCGACGACCGCTTCCCCGATAACGATTTCTTATTCATCACGCCCAAGTCGTTCCGCGACCAATGCGATGATATGCTGGCCACCTTCGTGCCGCTGGCCGAGGCCAACGTGCCCGCCTATGACCCCACGCGCTTTTATGCCGAGCAGTACCTGGTCACCTTCGACGGCCTCTACTACCGGGCCAAGGTGCAGGGCTTTCTACCCGCGCCCACCCCGGGCCAGGAAACGGCCGAGTGGCTGCCGGACTTAAAGCCACTGCCGGCGACGGTGCCCTACCGCGAGCTGACGGTGCTCCAGGCCCAGGACTGGGCCAGCGACGGGCTACTGGTGCCCAGCACCTTATACCGCCTGCAAGGCCGCGTCACTGCCACTGGCGACCCGCTCGCCGACGTGCTGGTGGTGGCCGTATCGCGGCACCACCTCAGTGAGGCCGACGCCTACACCGTAAGCCTCGACGCGCAAACCCGCCAGGAGCAGGTGCTGCCGGTGAGCTACTCGCTGGCCACCGATACGACGGGAGCACGGGCTGGAGGCGGCACCAGCTACACCGATGCCCAGGCCCGGGCCGCGCAGCTGGGCCGCGTGGCCCCGGCCGGCACGACCACCGTGATGCTCACGGCCGAGTCGCCAGAAGATTATGGCACGGCCGCCAGCGGCACCTTCACGGTGGACGGCACCGGCTGCGTGGTCGGCAAAGAGGCTTTCTTCGATATCGGCCCCGGCGGTACGATGCCAGTTTTCGCCAACGCGCCGACTGGCCAGCCATTCGATACGACGCTGGCCAAATACATCAGCGGAGCATTCAACCGCTACGTGGTACGAGTTTTTCCGAATCGCATTGAGGTAATCCGTACGAAATGAGCGCTACCTACTTCGCTCGCCGCCGCGCCGCTGCCGCGCTCCAATATGAGCGCCCGACCGGTGCCGCCTACCGCTTCACGCCCGCCTCGCTGCAAGCCAGTGGCGGCTACGTCATTGGCTGGCGTGACGAAGTGAGTGGCCTCGTGCTCAACGCCACGGGCCAGATAGCCTACACCGCCGCCGACGCCCGGCTCGGGGGCCAGGCCACGGCTGAGCTGACCAGGTCGAGCCACTTCGACACGTTCCCGCTCGAAATCACTGGCTCGCTCACAGTTGCGGTAGTACTCAAGCAGCTACCCTTACCGGATGAATTCTACATTCAGAACCCGCTGGTGCTCAAAACGGCCGGGGGTGCCTATTCCGGCTTCGGAAACGGGGAGTACGGCCGGCTGCCAAACTTTAACGGGCGCGGCTACGACCTGATTAATAATCAAAACTTTGACCCTTTCGCGCCGCGGGCGCAGCTTGCCACCTTCGCGCAGTACAGCGACCAAAGCACGCTGCGCCTCTTGCTCAACAACGTGGAGCTGGCCCCGCTCAACGGCGGCGTGGGCTTTGTGCCCGAACAGCAGTACACCGCCTCGCTGGGCTACCTGCCGGCCGATACGCGCTACGGCTACAGTGGCCTCATTAGCTACGTGGAAATCTTCCAACGTCAGCTCAGCGAGCAGGAATTGCAGGAGTATGCTGGCTGGCTGAACCAGCAATTTGACCTCACCGAAATCAACCCGTACTAAGATGCTGCTCACCTCCCCGCGCAAAAACCTGCGCCTGCTGCTGCCTGATGTGGTTATCGGCCGCACCACCTTCAAACAAGTGGCCTACGTCACCCGCCAAGGATTTACGCAGCCCCGAGCCACGGGCGAGGTCGCCGCTGCTATCGTGGCCGAGGTCGTGCGCTACGCCGTCGACGAGAGTCAGCCGGACGGGCTGGGCGTGGAACTGGCCGAGTTCAACCCGCGTGACCCCGTGCGCCTGATTGGCACCAACGACACGCTCTTGTATGCCGATACGGGCGAGGTGGCCGTGCAGCGCACCACCGAGACGCTGACCGACTGGCTGGCCACCGTGCAGGCCAAGGCCGCGGAAGCCGAGCCCCGGCCGGTCATCCTGCAGGGCGACGCGTTCGAGCTGCTGCTGGAGCAGCAGGTGGTCGTTGCCGAGCAGATTCGCCACCACCTGGCCGCCGCGCCCGCCTACCACTTCGCGCCCAAGGATGCCCAAGGTCAGCCCATTCTGTGCAATGCAGCAGCTACTTACCTACTTAGCGAATAATTGGGGCCGCTGCCTGCTGCTGGCCCTGGTGGCCGCCGTGGCTGTGGCAGGTACCCTCGCTCTGCCGCCCCTTTTCCGACCCTAGCCTCGCGCCCCGGCCCACTCGGCCGGGGCTTTTTATTGTCCTTTTTGCGGGCGTGGGCCGCCGGCAGCTTTGCATCATTCAATCCTGAAAGATGCTCGGTCTCGTTTCTCGTTTAGCTGCCTCGCCCTGGGCCATTTCGCTGGCCCACGCGCAATCCTACATGCCCCTGCTGGCGGGGCTGCTCATGGGCACGGCTACGGCCGGCTCGGCCCCAGACTTCGCCGCCCTGCGTGCCGAGGCGGCCCCGGTGGACTACGCCGTGCAGCGCCAGGCCGGGCTCACTACCTACGCTGCCCGTGCTCAAGCCGGCGGCAGTGGCACGGGCGGCGGCACCACCGATGGCATCCTGGTGCGGGTGCTGCGGGCCGAAGGCCCCTTGATGAAGGCCGACCAGTTCTGCGGCCCCGTGGGCCTGATGACGTTGGCCAGCGACCTGCAACGCACGGCCAAAGACACCGAGATAGCAGCCGTGCTGCTGCGCATCGACTCACCTGGCGGCCAAGTGTTTGGCACCCAGAGCGTGGCCGATGGCATCAGGGCGTGCCAGGCTGCCGGTAAGCCCGTGGTGGTGCTGTGTGAAGATGGCCTCATGTGCTCGGCAGCTTACTGGTTGGGCTCAGCCGCTGACACCATCATCGCCACCCACGAGACGTGTACCATCGGCTCCATCGGCGTGATGGCCAGTTGGGCCGATACCCAGCCCTACTTCGAGAAGATGGGCGTGAAGTTTCACGAGGTGTATGCCGAGCAGAGCAGCCTCAAGAACGCGGACTTCGCCGCTGCCAGCCAGGGCGACTACAAATCCGTGCAGGCTAACCTGACGGCCATTGCCGGCGGCTTCCTCGGTGATGTACAGACCAACCGGGGCAGCCGGCTGGATGCCAAGAAGTTCGACAAATCGGGCGCTTCCAAGGGCAAAACCTTCTTCGCCAGCGAGGCCGGCGACATCGGCCTCATCGACGCCATCGGCTCCTTTCAGGATGCGCTGGGCGAGTGCGTGCGCCTGGTGCAAGCCCAGCAAAAATCATAGTCTTCTCTTTTTCACCTCCCTACTCATGAAGTTTTTTGGAATAGGCGCTGCTGCGCCGCTTACCCTGGGCGTGGCCATGCAGGCCCTCATTGGCCAGGAAACCGTCTCGGCCGAGCAGGTCGATGCCGCCAACACCGAACTCGCCACTGCCGGCCTCAAGGGCGCGCAGCTTGTGCCCGGGGCCGTGCTCGACGAGCTCACGGCCAAGGCCGGCCGCACCGACGTGGCCGAGGCCAGCGCCAAGGGCATGACCGAGGCCCTGGCCGCCGCTGGGGCTGCCGACGTGGCCGCCCTGGTGGCCCAGCGTGATGCCTACAAGATTAAGGCCGACAAGTTCGACAAGGCTCCCGGGGCCAGCCACACCACTCCTTCGCTCCAGCCCGGCGCATCCGACGTGGCCCCGACCGAGCCCGATGCCGACCAGAAGGCCATCGGCGAGCTGGGCCACAATAAGGCCCTGGCCGGCCACCCCATTTTCGGCTAGGCTCTTCGCTGGCACCCGCCTCTCCATTTTCTCATTCGTCACCTTCTTACCAGCAAGCCCTTATGGCCATTGATATCGACGAGCTCAAAACCGAGTTCGGCATCTACTACCGCGACGGCGGCCAGAACCTGGCCCGCGTCCTCAAGAAGCCTTACCTGCCCTCGCAGACCGAGGCGCTGTTCGGCCTGATTCCCACCGACGACACGTCGTACCAGATGGCGCTCGCCGAGCTGGGCCGCGTGCTACAGCCCTTCCAGATTGGCTGGACCCCGGTGGGCACCCTCACGGTAGCCCCCATCACCCTGACCCAGACCCCGTTCAAGGTCGACATCGACGAGAACCCCGACAAGCTCGAAACCTCGTGGCTGGGCTTCCTGGCCGACAACAACCTCGACCGCGCCCAGTGGCCCTTCGTGCGCTACCTGGTAGAGGAGCACCTCTACGCCCGCATGGACCAGGACTACGAGCAGGGTGAGATTTACCTGGGTAAGTACGCGGCTCCCACGCCGGGCGTGGCCGGCGCGCTGGGCACGGGCATGGATGGCATCCGCACCATCATCAACCGGGCCGTGCAGCAGAGCAAAATCACCCCGATTGCGCTGGGGGCCATCCCTACCGACCCGCAGGCCTTCTGCGAGTACATCGAGAGCTTCGTCGACAAGTTTACCCTGCGCTACCGGGGCCAGGCGATGGAAGTGTGCATGAACCTGACGCTGGCCCGGCGCTATGCCAAGGGCCGCCACGAGAAGTACAAGACCAACATCGCTGACCCCACGGCCCGCCAGATTATCGACGGCAATGGCAACGTGCTGCTCACCTCGCCGATTGAGTTCACCAACCACACGGTGGTGGGCCTGCTCTCGATGGGCGACTCGCTCAAAATCTGGGCGACCAACAAGGAAAACCGCAAGCGCCTGGCCAAGAAGACGGTCAACACCCGCCAGGTGCGCATCGAAAGCGCTAAGCGCTCGGTGAGCATTTACACCGACTTCTACAAGGGCGTGGGCTTCCCCATCCTCGAAGCCGTGTTCACCAACGAGCAGGATTTGACCTTGTAAAGGCCCCGCTCGCCCGCCCCACCGGGGCAACCCGCCGGCCCATTCCAGTAGCGAGTGGGCCGGCTTTGGCGGCAGCACCCCGTTCATTTTCCCCTTACTACTATGGCCGATACGCCGAAAACCCCCGAGCAAATCATCGCCGACTTGCAGGAACAACTCAAAAAGGTCACCGAGGAATCGGAGGCCAAGGACAACATCATCGAGACCCAGGGCGAGCAGCTCGAGGCTGCCCAGGCCCAGGGCGCGGGCCAGCTCTCGGTGGTGACCCACGATAAGCAGACCTACCAGGTGATGGCCGGCCAGTTCAGCCTCGACGACGAACTCATCAAGCACCACGAGCTGAAGGGGAAGCCTGAGCTGGTGAAAAAGCTCGTGGAGGAGAAGTCACCCCTGCTCCAGCTGCTGCCCAAAAAAGAGGAGAAGGCCAAGAAATAGCCCGCCTGGCCCACTCTTAATCGCTCATCCACAACTTATTTAGCATGAATACTTACGCACTCACCCACCAGAAAGGCCCCGGAGGTGATGACAATACGCCTGGCCTGCTGGGCTTCGTATATGTGGCCCGTGAGGACGCCTTCAAGACCCTCGCCAAAGCGCCCAAAGTGGGCGTCAACCCCGGCGACACGGCCATCATCGTCGACGACCACGAGTTTCTCGACCCGACCGATGGCTGGGCAAAGGTGTACATCACCCTGGACTCGAACAACCTGAAAGCCGCCCTGGTAGGTGAGCGTGATGGTAGGGGCTATAAAATTGACTTCGAGGGCTTTCACCCCGGCAACAAGGCCTCGACGCTCGAATTTGCCCGCATTGTTAAGAGCTTGGGCCTCATCATGCTGGTACCTGATGCTGATGGCACTTTCATCCAGGTCGGCGCGGAAGGTTTGCCGGTGGAACTAGCTCCTGACTACGACTCGGCGAGGCTGAGCGCCGGTCGTCGGGGCTTCACGATTAAAGGCTCCGCCTACGCCACGGGCCTTTACATCTACGCTGGTGATATCAAAGTGAAACCCTAGTGATGGCAGCATCTATCCACCAGCTCCTGCCCGAAGTAGCCGAGAAGTTTCGTTGCACTGTCCTCCCAGGAGTGATTGTTATCCAACGACTCGGGCGCACCATTGACCTGCGCACGCTGACCTTGGCCGAGGCGGAGGAGCTGGTGAAAGACCCGAAGTTTACCTACTTAGTGCCGATTCGAAAACGAAAAAAGGCGGCCCCTGCAAGTACTGTGAACTAGGTAAAAAAGCCCCGCTGCCACTCAGCAACGGGGCTTTTTTATGTCCTTTTGGCCCCGCCCGCCCGCCAGCAACTTCGGGGTATGAATGCTGCCGACATCCGCACCTGGCTGGCCTCGGGCCAGGACTTTGCCCAGGGCGTGGCCCTCTACGACGAGCTGGGCACCAGTGACGTGTTCAAGCGCCTGTTCAGCCTGGGGGCTTCGGCCTACAGCCAGCGTGTGCTGCTGCGCGAGCTAAGTGCCCTGAGTGCCGAGCCACCTCCCGTCGTGGGCCAGCCCGCGCCGGCTCCGGAGCCAGTACCGCCGCCCACCCCCGCGCCGGCCGACAAGGCCGCGCCGCCGGCCAGTGCCTCAGCAGAGGCGCTGCTGGCAGACTTGGCCAGCCAGCTCAAGGCCGTGCGCGACGAGCGCAGCCACCTGCACCCGCAGCTCACGGCCGCTGGTCTGCGCAAGACTGCCCGCCAGAAGCTGGCCGGCCAAATCGTGGGGCTCACTGACCGAGAAAATGAGCTGAAGGCCGCCCAAACCCATGTGCGCCAGCACGGCCGCCTGCCTGGTCCCGTGCCTGTGGCTCAAGTCACCGACCCGGGCGAGCAGCGCCGGCTGCTCGACAACCGACGCTCACTGCGCAGCAAGCTCAAGAAAGACCTGCCCGCCCGTGCGGCCGACTTGGCCCGCGTGCAGGCGGATATAGACCTACTTACCCAACTCCTTGCTTCTTAGATATGTCTGAGACCCTCTTGCCACTCGAATGGCACACCACCCAGCGCCGCGTGCGCGACCTGGTGCCCCTGAGCTACAACCCACGCATCCTCACTGACGAGGGGCGCGTGCGGCTGCTACACAGCCTCAAAAAGTTTAACCTGGTCGAGATTCCGGCCATCAACCTTGATGACGTCGTGCTGGCCGGCCACCAACGCCTAGCCATGCTCATCGACCTGGGCCGGGGCGACGAGTTTATCGACGTGCGTGCCCCCAATCGTCAGCTCACGAAAGACGAGCTGGACGAGTACAACCTCACCAGCAACATCGGGGCCGGCACCTTCGACTACCAAGGGGTCCTCGATAACTTCAGCCACCTCAACCTCGACGCCATCTTCGACCCAACCTCGCTCGAGGCCCTGGCCACGCTCTCGGCCCTGGTGCTGCCGCCGGCTGAGGAAGGTGAGTTCGACCCCGAACCGCCCGCGACACCGGTATCGGTGCTCGGTGACGTGTACGAGTTTCACTCCGATGGCCTGGCCCTGGTTCATCGCCTGGTGTGCGGCTCCTCGACCGACTCCGATGTGGTGGCCCGCGCCCTGGGCGAAGGCGTACTGGCGGACCTGGCCAACTGCGACCCGCCCTACAACGTGAAGTACGAGGGCAAAACGAAGGATGCGCTCACCATCGAAAACGACGATATGAGCGATGGCGACTTCTACCAGTTCCTGTACGACTACTACGTCAACTGCTTCACGTTCATGCGCCCTGGTGCGCCCATTTACGTGTTTCACGCCGACTCTGAAGGGGCCAACTTCCGCCGGGCGTTCGTCGACGCGGGCCTGAAGCTCAGCCAGTGCCTGGTGTGGATAAAGCAAGCCTTCGTGATGGGTCGCCAGGACTTTCACTGGCAGCACGAACCCATTTTGTATGGCTGGAAGGAGGGCGCGGCCCACACCTGGTGCAGCGACCGCAAGCAGACCACCGTGCTCAAGTTTGACCGCCCGAGCCGCAATGCCGACCATCCTACGATGAAGCCCCTCGACATTCTGGAGTACCTGGTCGAGTGCTCCAGTAAGCCGGGGGCCGTGGTATTCGACGGCTTCGGTGGGTCGGGCTCCATTCTGATTACCTGTGAGAAAACGGCCCGCCAGGCCCGCGTGGTGGAGCTGGACCCCCGCTACGCCGACGTGCACGTGCGCCGCTACCTGCAATTCATGCGCGACAACCAGCGCCGCTTTACCATCACCCGCAACGGAGAGGAACTAGAAGATGAGCAACTCGCTGCCTTCACCCACTGATTTGCCTGGTGCTGACCAGGTGCCGCTGCCCTCCTCGACGGCCATCGAGCGCATCTACGCGGCTTACATCGAGAACACGCTCTCGCACCTCAGCGCGGCCGATAAGATCACCCACGCCGAGCTGGAGGCGGCCTACGCGCTGATTCTCAACTATCACACCTTTGAGCAAGCCTGGCCGCTGCTGGCCAAGCAGTTCGACCTGAGCCGAGCCACGTGCTACCGCCGCCTGGCCGACTCGCAGAACCTGTTTGGCGACCTCAAAAAGGTCAAAAAAGAGGGCCGCCGGGCCGTGCTGGTGGAGTTTGCCCGCAAGCTGCTTCAGCTCGCCCTCACCCAGCGCCCGCCCGATACGCAGTCGGCGCTGGCCGCCATGAAGTTCGAGGCCAACATCACCGGCCTGCTGCGGGCCGATGCCCACGGCGAGGACGGCACTGGGGGGGTCGGGGCGACTACCTACGTCATCAACCTGCAGGTGCAGGGCCGCAAGGCGCGGGCCATCGACATCAACAAGCTCAGCGACATCTCCGATGCCGATTACGAGCTGGTGCAGGAGGCCGTCGCCGGCCAAGTGTTCGGGGCGAATGCGATGGAGGTCATGCTGGCCGACCGCCGAGCCTTGGAGGAAGGAGGGGCCTCGTCATGACCATTATTGACCGGGTAAAACTTGACTTCAACCAGGCCCAGATGCGCTACATTACGGCGCGGGGCACCAAGGAGGGTATCAGCGTGTGGGGCCGGGGCACGGGCAAGTCCAGCATCATCGCCTGGGACATGCACAAAATCGTGACTACCATGCCCCGCTCGTGCTGGGTGATTGTGGGCTCGACCTACAAGCAGGTGCTCACCCGCACGCTGCCCTCGACTGTGGCCAGCCTGGAGCGATTGGGCTACAAGCTCAACCGCGACTTCTACATCGGGCGCAGACCGCCGCCCACCCAAAACTGGGAGCGGCCGTTCCAAGGGCCACTGAGCTACGACCACTTCATCATTTTTCGCAATGGCACGGGCTTTCACCTGGTGAGCCTGGATGCCGGGGGCTCGGCTAGCCGGGGCCTGAACGTGGATGGTTTTATCGGTGACGAGGCCCTGTTGTTCGATAAAAACAAGTTGGATGCCGACCTCTCGGCCACCAACCGGGGCAACGGCCAGTATTTCGGCAAAAACCCGATGCACCACGGCGTTTTCCTGTTTTCGTCGATGCCCTGGGGCGACCAGGGCCGCTGGCTGCTCGATAAGGCCAAGTATTACGAAAACGAGGGCGTGGACCTCGTGGAGCAGCGCCGTGAGCTACTCGATGCCCAGGTGCGCTTCCTGGACGCCAATAGCGAGGGCGACGAGGCCATGCTGGCCGTTTGGCGCGACGAGGTGCTGCCTTTGCTGCAGAAAGTGGAGTTTTTCCCCTCAAAGGCTCAGCGCGGCACCTTCTATTCGGAAGCCAACGCCTTCGATAATATTCAGAACCTGGGCTTGCAGTATTTGCTTGACCAGCGCCGGTTTATGACCGATTTCACCTTCCAGATTGAAATCATGAACCGCCGGCCTACGACGGTTAAAAACGGTTTCTACCCCAAGCTTGACCAGGCCGTGCACGTGCAGGAGTGCGCCGCTGACGATGCCCTGCTGGGCATGGTGGATGAGAAGGGCCTGGGCCACCACCTCAAGCTGCTCAAGGGCCTAGTGGATAAGCCCGACTCCCGCCTCGATAGCGACTGCCGGGCGCACCAGCCCCTGCGTATCTCGGTGGACTTCGGGGCACGCATCACCACGTCGTGGGTGGGCCAGCCCCACCGCGACGTGGGCGAGTATCGTCACCTGGGCGGCTTTCACGTCAAGTTCCCTGCCTTCATCGACGAGCTGGTGGGCAACATCTGTGAGTACTACCGCTACCACCTGCGCAGGGAGGTGGAGTTCCTGGCCGACGAGGAGTACGGCGATGCCCGCCGGCCCGATAGTGAGTTCACCCTCAACGAGCGCTTCATGCGCGCCTTCCTCAAGCGGGGCTGGCGCATCCAGCGCTTCGGCCTGGGCCGCATACCTGGCCACCCCACGCGCTACATGCTGGCCCACGACCTGCTTAGCGAGAAGGATCCCAAGCTGTTGCGCCAGCGCTTCAATAAGGAGCGCTGCAAGGATGGCATCACGGCCATGCTACTGGCCCCGGTAAGCCAGGATAGCAAGGGCCGCATCAAGAAGGTGAAAACCAGCGAGCATAAGGAGAGCTTCCCCGCCGAGCACGCCACCCACTACACCGACAACATCGACCTGCACTTCCTCTCCTGCGGTACCGATATCGTCAACGTCCAGGCGGACTTCAGCCAGCTCGGTATCTACTCCAGCTAACGAGTTGCCAAACCCTGCCTCGGCATAAGCCTCGACCAGCTGGTCGGGGCTTTTTTGTGCTCACTCCATACCTCCACCCCCTGGGAGGGGGGGAGCCAGGCAGATATCCCCCGAGGCGGCCCCTGGCAACTGCCGGAGGCCGACAGTGCAAGCCGGGGAATCCTGCTCGACCTATGAGACTGCGAAAGGCAAAAACAGCCCAAAATCGCCGTTTCCAACGCGCTAGGGCACTTCGCGTTGAGATTAGACTTTTGCCGATTTTCCGGGCCGCTGGCCGGTTTTTCTGTCCTTTTGCCTAGTGCGGGCCGGCGGGTACTTCGTGGCACCAATGAACGCCCCGATTACTCCCACTATCCGCCTCAAGGACGCGCTAGACCTGCTCGACGGGCCGGCCCCCGTTGCCGTGCGCTGGGTCACTTACGACCGCCGCCGGGGCACGGGCGGCGAGTTCCGCGACCTGGCCGGTGCCCGCCTGGGCCTGGGCCTGCGCGCCGCCGCTGAAGCCGCGCTGCGCCTGCCCACGGCCGCCGAAGAAACCGACGAGGACCGCGCCGCCGTCGCGGCCGACGGCCAGGTGCCGGTGCCCAGCACCACGAAAGACCCCGCCCACTGGCTCAATGCCACACGCAACCTGGTGGATACGGCCACGGGCAAGATTATCAAAATCCACATCTACCTGCTCACGCACGTCGCGGGCCGCAAAGTCTACCTCTGAGCATGGAGCAACTCATATTTGCCGGCAACGGCATCGCCTACCACCAGGGCCACCGGGCGGCCATTCGTCTCAACGGTGCTGTTGCCGCCAGCGGCAGCGGCCCCACCGGGCCGATTCTCGCCGGCGGGGCCACACCCTCGGCCCCGGTCGATAAGACTGCCACGGCGGGCCTGGTGGCCCCGTGGGGGCCGGGCAACGACTGGCCGCAGCAGGTGCTGGCGGCCCTGGCCAAGAGCACCATTCTGTATCCAGTGCTGGATTGGAAAAACCGCGCCGTGTACGGCAGCGGCATCGTCTACGGCAAGGTTACGGGCTATAAACCAGACGGCTCCGAGATTTTTCAGCCCGTCAAAAACCCCGTACTCCGCGAGTTTTTCCGGCGCAGCAACCTGGAGCGCTATGGCTTCGAGGGTTTGCAGGGGCTGCTCTACTTCGGCCAGGCATTTCCCGAGCTGATTCTCAGCAACGACCGCAGCCAGATAACGAGCGTCACCATCCAGGACGCGCCCTTCTGCCGCTACGCCACCCAGCAGCCGGGCCAGGCCCTGCCGCCGCACGTGTACATCTCGGCTGGCTGGCCGGATGCCCGGCCCGGCGACGGCTACACCGAGCAAGTGCCCACGCTCGACCCCTACTACAGTGACATCGAGCACCTGCGGGCCGACAGGCGCGGCTTCAAATACATCTGGCCGCTCTCGGTGTCGAGCCCTGGTAACGCGCTCTACCAGGTGCCGGCCTGGAGCGTCATTCTCAAGTCGCGCTGGTTCGACGTGGCCCTGGCCGTGCCCGAATTTAAGAAGCAGCTCTTCGATAACCAGCTCTCCATCAAGTACCTTATTGAGGCCGATGTGCGCTACTGGGAGTGGAAATACCCCAGTTGGAAGGATAAGAAGGACGAGGAGCGCAAGCGCATCATCGCCGAGGAGCTGGATGCCTTCGAGAAGACGATGGCCGGCACGGCGGGCGCGGGCAAGACGCTGCTGAGCGTGACCATGCCCGACCCCACCGACCCGAGCAAGATGATTAAGGTGTTCACCATCTCGGCCATCGATGACAAAATCAAGAGTGGCCTCTACATCGAGGACTCGCAGGAGGCGGCCAGCCACTTCTACACCGCCCTGCAGGTGGACTCTACCCTGGCGGGCGTATCGCCCGGTAAGGATATGGGCAGCGGGAGCGGCTCGGACAAGCGCGTGGCCTTCAACGTGTTTGTGGCTACCCACAGCTTCTACCAGTCGCTCTTGCTGGAGGTGCTCAACTTCATCCGCGACTACAACGGCTGGGACCCCGACCTGGAATTCCGCTTCCTCGTGCCGCAGGTCAACACGGCCGATGCCAATAAGGAAACCAACAAAAAAGCTGACGGCTAATGTTACTCAAAACCCTCTCCGAGTTCAAGGGCTACGTGGCCGTTGACTTCAATCTGCAAACCGGCCTGCCGCCCTCCTTCGTGCTGGAGCTGGCCGAGACCGAGGCCACCTTCATCGCCCCGCTGCTAGGTGCCCCGCTCTACGACTGGCTACGGGCGGCCTACGAAGCGCCTGGCTTCGATGCCACGGCCCTCACCCCTGAAGCCGGGCTGCTGCGGGCCGTGCAGGCCCCGCTGGCCCGCCTAGCGGCCACCACCGGCATCACCACCCACCAGGTGAGCATCACCGGCACGGGCGTGCACATCACGAGCACCGACAAAATCAAGACCGCTTTTCAGTGGCAGAGCCGCGAATTGCAGGCCCTGCACCTACGCCGGGGCTACCAGGGCCTGGATGCCCTAGTGCAGTGGCTGGAAGACCACCGCGACGACGCGCCCGAGCTGCGGGCCTGGGCCGCCTCGCCGGCCGGCCGCCGGCACCGGCGCGAATTGTTCACCAGTGCCACGGCCTTTCAGGAGTACGAGAACATCGGTAGCTCTTGGCTCGTGTTCGAGGCCCTGCGCCCGGTGCGCCGCCGGCTGGAGGCCCAGGAGCTACGCACGGTGCTCGGCGACGAGTTCCTGCAGGAACTGCACGAGCAGGTCGAGACCCGCACGCTCACCAGCGAAAACGAGAACCTGCTGCGCAGCCGCGTGTACCCGGCCCTGGCTAGCCTCACCATCGCCCACGCCGTCCCCGCGCTAGGGCTTGTCTTGACTGGCAGTGGATTACAACTAGCTGCGGGCTCAGATGAGGCAAATACCCGAGAATACGCGCCCAATCCCAACGGGCTGATGCGCCAACTGGCCTCAGAGGCCCTGGTCGTGGGCGAGCGTTACCTGCGCCAGCTCACCGAGCACCTCGACACGCGGGCCTCAGCCACGCGCTTCGCCACCTACTTCTCCTCCTCGGCCTACACCCCGCCGGGCCGCCCGGCGGCTGTGCTCAATACGCCCACCTCCAAAGTCGTCAGATTCTGCTAGTCATGGACTTACTCTTTAAAATCCTGGCGGCCCTCTTCGGCTGCGTGAGCGTGGGGGCCGCCCTCTACAACATCGCCACGAGCCGCAGCACGGCCAAGCAACTGGCCAAGGAGCGCCGCGACGACGAGCGCCTCGACAACGTGTGCCTGCTGGCGGCCCGCACCGACCAGCGCGTCACCGGCATTGAGAGCCGCATCGGCAGCTTCGAGCAGCGGGTGGAAAAGCGCCTCGACCAAATCGCCGACGACGTGGGCGACTTCAAAGAAATGTTCACCAAGTTTCTCATCAACCATCTCAAAACCTGAATTCTATGCGCGCTTTCCTGCACGACCGCAACCCCCAAAACCTGGCCTGGCACCAGCGGCTCTACGGCTGGGTGCTTCGCCACAACGAGCTGCACTTGGCGGCCCTGCTCATGCTGCTGTGGTACCCCATCCAGCTGGCCTTCGCTTGGTACTTCCCCGACGCGGCCCCGCTCAGCTCGACCCAACTGCACAAGGTGCTGCTCACGGCCCTGGTGTTTGCCTTCGCTCACGGCTTCCTCTGGCTGGGCCTGCGCTTCAACCTGCCCATCCTCCCGCGCTGGCTGAAAAAGAATTTCACTACCACCTTTTTAACCCTTTCCCCGTGGCAAAAAATGCAGTTTTTCGCATTCTTGTGGTCAGCCTACTTGCTCTGCTTTGCCATCATGTGGCACGGAGCGAGCCAGGCCGCCTAGCGCCTTCGCCGGCCGCCCGCCAGGCCAATGCCCAGCGCATCCTGGACTGGGAGCGCTCACAGCTCTACGTCCGCGAGCACGGCTACAATCGCGGTCCCGAAGTCGAGCGCTACCAGCGCACCACCGGCAACGCCCCGGGCTCGGAGTGGTGCGGCTCCTTCCAGGCCACGGCCAATGCCCGCTGTGGCCTGCCCTTCCCTACGGCCGCCGGTGGGGCACGCTACTGGTTTTTGCTCACTAGCCCGCGCACCCTGTTCTTTCTGGGCGTCATCGGCAGCGTAGAGGACATCGAGCCCGGTGATAGGATAGGGTTCTGGAGCCCCAGCGCCCGTCGCATCGGTCACATCGGCATCGTGGAGGCCAAAACCCGCCACGGCTTCACCACCATCGAAGGCAATACCGGCCGGCTGGCCAACGCGGGCGTGCACCGCCTCAGCCGCGGCCGGGGCGAAATCCACGCCGCCGCCAACTGGAGCTATTAGGTATGATTAGCAATTACGCCCGCCCCCAGCACCCTATGACCTTACTCGTTCGCTTGCTCGCCTTATTGGCCGGGGCTGCCCTAGTAGCCGGTACGCTACCTAGCTGCGCTGGTAGCCAGGAGGTGACCACCACGCTCAGCCAGCCCCTCGACTCAACCATCCGCGCCCACGTGGCCCGCCAGCTCCACGCGGGCAAGGTCAAGCTGAAGGGCCACGTGACCATTCAGGTGGGCACCGGCAACGTCAGCGCCCCCAAGGCTCAGGCCCCGGTGGCCGCCGGGGCCAGCCAGGCCCAGGACTACACCCAGGCCGCCGCGCACGGCGGGGCACTGGCCACAGCACCCCACGCCTCGGCCGCACCGAACACTCGCATCGGCGTGCCGCCCTGGCTACTGGGCGCGGGCATCGTGCTCCTAGTGTTCACGCTACTAGCTGGGCTAGCCTATAAGTTTCGTACTAAGCTCTTTGGCTCCCTACCTTTGCCCTAGCCAGCGCGGATGGAGTGGGACAGCCGAGAGGCCCCAGCCAATTCGTGGCGGCAGCTCCCCGCCGCGCTGCACCATCTGCTGGAAAGCCTCGCCCATTCGGGCGGGGCTTTTTGCTGCTTATTTCGCGGCTCATTCCGCCCCCGAGCTATGGCTACTACCCCCGCCGACCCGCCCCATATCCTGAAAGCCAAACAGGCCGCCGCCGAGCAGGGCCTCGACCTGGTGGCCGCCTTCACGGCCCTGAACCTAGCGGCTGAGTTTTACCGCGAGAGCCCGCCGGCCTCCGCGCCCGATGAGGAACTGGCCAAGCTGCGCCGCATCCTGCGCAATGCCCGCCAGCGCTACCGGCAGCTCAAGGAGATACTCGCCGCTGAGGACATCCCCGATGCCAAGAAGGTCAAGAAGACCCGCTTCGTGGTGAATCTACTCTTACCCACGAAAGAGCAGGACGACAAAAAAGCCCCGGCCTAGGTCGGGGCTTTTTCGTGCCTGGCTGGAAAATATTTTAGCTAATTTTATAGTAAATATTTGACAATCAAGTGTTTATACTACATTTGCATTGCAGAATGGGTAATCAATTCTGTGTCAATCAACTAGCGCATGAGTAGCTTACTTAAAACACTCTCTTTGCAGGGGCAGCCCCTGTACTATCTTGAAACCGCCGCGGGCTTGAACCTTGTCCTAGTCCGACCTATCTGTGACTTGCTGGGCGTAGATGCCGACCGGCAGATTGAGAAGATAAAAGAGGACGAAATTCTGCGAGACGAACACGGTGTTCACCGTGTCCATCTACCCGGCGACGACCGCCACCGCAACTGGTCTTGCCTGCCTGAGGAGTTCATTTATGGCTGGCTGTTCGCCATTCAGGTGACGAACACCATGAAACTCGAAACCCGGGCCACCCTTACGGCCTACAAACGCGAGTGCTACGACATCCTCTACCAGCACTTCCACGGTAAGATTCGGCAGGCCCAGCGGGAGGTGACGCGCAAGGCTACCAACGCGGCCGAGATAGTACGCCTGCGCGAGCGCATCGAAGCCAGCGCGCCTAAGGAGTTTCAGCGCCTACGTGAGTTGGAGGCTGAGAACAAACGTATCGGCAACCCCTTGCAACGCCTACAAAACGTGCAGTTTCAGTTGGAGTACGACCAGGCCCTGAGCAGCGGAGAGTAACAGCAACTTCGGCCTAAGCAAAAGGTGCGTTTCCAGTGTTTAAAAGCGGGGCAGCCCCGCTTTTAAACACTGGAAACGCACCTTTCGAAGAGTGATATTCTTTACCCCCACCTAGCTCCGGCAGTAGCTCAGGCTTTTTGCTTACTTTGGCTTCATGAAAGTCTTTATCAGTTGGTCGGGCGAGCGCAGCCGCCGTGTGGCCGAGCTACTCCATACTTGGATTGAATGCGTTATCCAGGCCGTGGAGCCGTGGGTGTCGAGCAGCGACATCGACCGGGGCGCGTTGTGGTTTACCCAAATCATTGATGAACTGAGCACCACGACCCACGGCATCATTTGCCTGACGCGGGAGAATAAGGAGAAGCCCTGGATACTCTTCGAGGCGGGGGCCTTGGCCAAGGGGCTAGCCTCGTCGCGCATCTATACGCTGCTGGTGGACCTCAACCCCGAGGATATTCGTGACCCACTGGCACAGTTCAATCATACCCGACCGACAGAGGGGGAGATGTTTAAACTGGTTTCCAGTATCAATCGGGGGCTAGAGGGCAAGGGCTTGAAGGAGGGCGTGCTTGCCAGTGCTTTTAAGACTTACTGGCCTCAGTTTCAAGAATCTTTTAGGAAGATTATAGACGAGACAGAAGAGACTACCGCACCTAAAGTAGAGAGGGCACAAGAGGATATTCTGTCAGAAATTCTAAACTCAGTTAGAGGAATTGATAAAAGGGTGCGCACGATAGAGAATACAGCTAGCTCAAGTGCAATAATTAGGGAAGATGTTAGCAAACAAAATACAATACCATATCCAGCTTCTAGTGTTACTGTTTTTCAGTCATTGATTAGAGACTATGTTAATCAGAATTTGTCAGTTGGAGAGATAGTATCTCGAATTCAATCCACTAACCCAAATTTGAGTAGAGAATTTATTGTCAAGCATGCTGAGAGCTTGGGGGCGTTGCCATTTTGAATCTAATAAATACTTTAAGTCTAAAACATGAAAGTCGGTAAGCAACTTAAAAGCCAATGCAGAAACTGTAACAGGGAAACCAATCATACTGTAACTGCTTTAGAGGTTAATTCATTTTCAAGTCAGTATTTTGATTTTTCAGATTCTTTTGCTATTGTAAAATGTTTAGGATGTGATACATTTTCATTCAGAAAAGAGTACACAGACAGCGAATCTTTTCAGTATGATGATGAAGGGTTTCCTGAAAATGAGATAACGATAGGCGTATATCCGTCTACAATAGATGGGCATACGCCGCTCAATCACATACACTCTCTGCCTCCTGATATAAAGCGAATGTATCAAGAGTCTATTGATGCATTAGCTGCAGGATGCAAGGTCTTGGCAGGAGTAGGTTTCCGCGCTATTATCGAGGCAGTATGTCTTGAGAAGAGAATATCAGGAAACTTGGAAACTAAAATAAATAATTTATCAAAGAAGGGGTTTATCACTAAAAATGAATGCAACAGGCTTCATTCCATAAGGTTTATTGGCAATGATTCTGTTCATGAAATGAAGGTACCGAAAGACGAATCCTTACGCTTGGTATTGCAAATAGTAGAACACCTCTTATCAAACCTCTACATAATAGATGCCCAGGCAAAAGACAAGTTGGAAGGCATAATTAATGAATATGGAGACTTTAAGCTGCGCCTATTGCATCTAGCAAGAAATCTTGATGTTGGCAAAGAGTACTGCATTAGCGAAATTTTCGGCAAAGAATTCAGACGGATAAAGGACGACTATACTTCCTTTGAACAAGAGTTAACAAAAGAGGTACAAGCTGGTGATATTAAGCCTTTAACTTTAGGAGCCATTAAGTCTAGACCGGATTCAAAAGGGAATATTCAGCATTTTGTTCTCACCCATCGGCCAGTTCATAGAGGCAGACTTTTCCTTCCTCCAGTTCCGCCTCCACCTCCACCTAGCGATTCTGCGGAAGCTAGTTAAATATAAAAGCCCCGACTTACGCCGGGGCTTTTTCGTGCCCAATAATTGCTCATACTCCCATACCTTCCACCGCCTACCGGTAATACATCGGTTGCCGCCACCCATCTCCGGTGGAGATAGGCCATCGTAGAGCAGCAGCAATCAATCGCTTTACAGCATTTCAATTTCTTAAGCTAATAATAATCCAATTAGGTACTTACTCTTATTAATTATTTATGTCTTTCGCCTCATTTGTAGACTTAGCTACTTCCATCTTGGCAACAGTCTCCCTATGCATTGCTTTGATTACAGCGATATCCCTATCCATGCTACGACGTTTCGCAATTTCTAGAAGCTTAGAAAAAACAAGGGCAATAACAGGAATTGTTATTGTTATAATTGTTGCAACGACAAAAAATCTACTAAATTTTTCAGAGCTTAGTTCAGCAAGAAAATTGCCTTTTGAAACTATTATAATAATAGATGTTAGCGACGCAATAAATCCTAGGGTAAGACTAAAAAACTCCTTTGATATTCCTTTGCTATCGTTAGAATAAGTAACTGTTTTAGTTGGCATAGAATCATTTTCCGACACTAAACCTAATATTTTTATTGCTTCAGTAAGAGAACAATAGCGGAGTTTATTTTCAGAAGTTAAAAAAGGGTTATCCATAACCTCTTTAGTAAGGTCATCGGCTATATCATCTTTAGTATACAGGTCAGCAAGTTGAACAGTGTATTTTTTAGCAGTAGATAAAAGTAAAGAATTTATCATTTGTATTGTTGGCAGACTTTGCTCAACAATAAGCGGACGTATTGAGTAAAGAAGCTCATTGTTAGCAATTCTTACTTTTTGCTGGTACTCTTTATTTTCACGCCTAGATACTAATCTATTAGTAACGAAAAAAACTATTAAACCACTAATTATGCCGCCGATAATGCCAACAGTCCAAGAATTTGTTAATATTGATTCCATTTATTTTTAAGTCAATTAAGTTTACAGTGGGAAGTTTTTATTTTAAGTTTAAGACTAATTGCCTTTGATTATTTTTAAAAAGTCTGACACTTGCGGTATCATCAACAAAGAATTTCTCCAAAACTAGCGGTTTCAAATCGCCAACTGGAATTATTATTCTTTTTATATTATCCATGCTTATAAGAATATGATATTCACCTGCTTTTCCTAGGTATTTATAAATTTTCTTCTCATGACCGATAGCGTCACTTATAGTATAATCAAAATCTCTGCCATACTTAATTTTTAAAGCACGATTAATTCCATCTATATAAGCTTGACCGGGTAGCAATATAATAAACAATAGACACACTATACGGATTGCACCGTTAAACATCCCAATATCTGGCATACGTCTGTCTATTATGGTTACGAAAAAACCAACTACTGCTACCATTGAACCAGCAATAAGTTGAAGCTTATTCAATTCTGGATTGACATGCTCACTATTAATTTTTCTACAAATCAAAGATATCATTGCAATTATTATTGCAAAAGCCAGAAGAATATAAAATTTGCGTAAACCACTAGCAATAATGGCTCTTATAACAGACTGTTGCATAAAAACTGCAATTAGCCCTATAAAAGACACTGCCATTATTGTCCTACCCAAGGACGATGTAATTCCTTTGACTAAGTCTGAAACAGGATAGTAGTTGAACGCATCGACGCCAAATGTTCCCCAAAAGCCCCAGTAATAAGCAACAGATACTAGGTATAGGTAGGGCACTAACCACAGTATTGCTTTATCGAACTCAATTTTCATGCTCTAAATGTAAGACTGTCAACGCCCCACTTCAATCGCAAGCCGCCCAGTTTCATTACAAGCAGCTTTGGCCATTTGGTTACTCAAGTTTTCCTCCCATATTTGCCCCGCAAACAAGACCAGTGGAGCGACTGCCACTCAAAACCTAGTCGGGGCTTTTTGAGTGGCATTTCTATGTCATAGCGTTTCTCAACCACGGCAAAGGTTGGGCAGAGAGGGGGGTGTCCGCGAGGCCCCCGAATAAACCCACTGGGATTGTTTGCACCTCTATGTCCAGCCGTTGCCGTGGCTTTTTTATTTCTTACCCATCAGATTACTGCAAACAATCCCGATGAACAAAGTCACCGTCACCCCCCAAAATGAGACCCAGCTCCAGGTCAAAGTGCTGCGCAAGCCGCTGGAGAAACTGCTCGTCTGCCTCAGCGAGCCCGCCAACCTGGGCGCGACCTTCAACCGCCTCCTGTTTGGCTACCTGGCCCAGGGCGGCACCATGCTCGCCGACGAGTTTGAGAACGTCAACGCCCTGTCCGACTTTATCTTGGCCTGCACCGCCGCCAAGCGCGAAGTGAAGGAGGGCACCACTATCTTGGTTGGCGAAGCATGAAACGGCCCCCGCTCACCCTCGCCCCCGCCCCTGACCTGGCCCACGAGCACGCCGCGCTCATCGCCCAGCTTGCCCTGCACAGCGCCTGGCCGGCCGATGCCATCGAGTACTTCCGCCGCCTGCTGGCCAAGCACTCGCCCACCGACATCCTGGCCGCCCTCGACTGGGTGCTCGCTGAGCTAGTGGCCGAGGGCTACGCGCCCGCCTTCCCCGCCGACGAAGCCGCCGACTCGGTGCTGCTGCTCGACCAAGGCCTGCGCCACCTTCAGCGCCTCACCCCGGCCCCCACGTCCTACCTCCCCCTCCAAGCCGCCGCCTAAGTCATGGGAAAGAAACAGCAGCCCCCCATCGGCTTCGGCCGCAAAGACATGCCCGACGAGGCCGGCCAGGAGCCGAGCCAGGGCCAGCCCCAAAAGCCCCCGCGCGAAGTGCCGCCGCCCCTGGTGGAGCCTCTGGCCATCGACGACGTGGAGCTATACGAAATCCTCCAGCGCTACAACCTCCAGCCCCTGGTGCCCCTAGCCAAGTTTGAGTACCAGCTTGTGGAAGTCATCGCCGCCCTCGAAAAACGGGTGCGGGAGCTAGACCCTGATTTGTAGATAGCCTGTAAGAAAGCTCCGGTCCGACTGCCGGGGCTTTTTTGTATCTTGTGCTACCCCATCTAACCCATTTGCAAGATGTTAAGACAAAAAATGACCATGGCCCTGCTTGATATTGACGAATATCAAAAAGCAGTTGTCCGTGCAGAAGAAAGGCATGAAACTATAGCATACACGAGGCCATCTTCGACAGGGCTCGTAATCACTGAAACAGAGCTAAATGACGCTGAAGAATTCGAAAAAAGAATAACAGATGCTATCAAATCTGTAGACAATGCTTATGCTCAGCTTAAACAAGCTAAAACCAGATTTTTGGCCCTTCTGCCAAAGTCGATACAAGAGGAAATGCGTTCAGAAGGAAAAGCAGTTTACGCTTCTTGGACTCAGGATATGAAGGTGTATGGTCCATATGCAGCTTACTTCATAGGTGACGAGCTAAGAACTGAGTTCTTTACAGATTTTGACCAATTTGTTGCCCGCTTTGAGCGCATGAGAGAGGAGGAAGAATTTCAGAGTAGGTTGGATGACTTAGAATAGAAAAAGCCCCGTTTAGCAACGGGGCTTTTTTGTGCTCAATTGCACCGTGCCAGTCGTCGATTTGACAGTTCATGGAATAACTTGAAAACGAGTCAATTAACTTGACTTGCGGGGTCATCGAGAGCGTTGTTTGTCATGCTAAACGCAACAAGCACAACGACTTACAACAATGACCGCCGCCCAAATCCTCGCCTCGACCGGGACTACCAAAACCTGGAAAATGCAGCAGCTCTTCGCCCTGGGCCTGAGCCGCCGCGAAGTAGCCACGATGCTAGGCGTAGGCTACGGCTTTGCCCAGAACGTGTACGCCGCCTGGGTAGCCGCCGGCCGCACGGCCACGCCGGCCGCCGCGCCCCGCGCCCTGGTAACGCCTGTAGCTTTCGCCCCTGGGGCGCTCACGCGCACCTTCGGGGTAGAAATCGAAGCCTACGGCGTACCCCGCGCCACCCTACTGGCCGAGCTACGCGCCCAGGGCCTGGCCGTAGAGGATGCCGGCTACACCCACGCCACTACCTTGCACTGGAAAATCGTCAGAGACGGCAGCATCACCGGCCCCAACGCCTTCGAGCTAGTAAGCCCCATCCTACGTGGCCTGGAGGGCCTCGAAGACCTGGCCCGCGCCTGCCGCGCCCTGAAAATCTGCCGCGCCCAGGTAAACAGCAGCTGCGGCCTGCACATCCACTTCGGAGCCCGCGACCTGCGCATCGAGCACTTCCGCCAGCTAGTGCGCAACTACCTGGTCTTGGAGCCCACCATCGACCAGCTCATGCCCCGCGCCCGCCGCGCCAACAACGCCTACTACTGCGGTAGCCTGCTACGCCACCGCACCCAGGCCGCCGCCGAGGCCGCCCTGCTAGCCGCTACCACCATCGAGCAGCTAGCCGAGGCCGCCAACGGCGGCAACCGCTACTATAAGGTCAACCTGCAAAGCTTCCGCCGCCACGGCACCGTAGAGTTCCGCCAGCACAGCGGCAGCACCGACTATGAGAAAATCAGCTTTTGGGTGAAGTTTCTGCACAACCTAATCGACTACTCAGCCCAACACTTAGTAGCCTCCGCCCTGCCGGTAGAGCAGCTAGCTACCTTCAACCAGCGCGATATTGCCACCTACTACCAGCGCCGCCGCACGGTACTGGCCACCCGCTAACCCTACCACATGAAATACGAAATCGAAGGAGGCGGCCACGTAGAGGCCGCCTCCCCTTTGGAATTAGTCGAAGCCCTGCGCCAGGACGCGATGGCCTGGGCACCCTCGGTTAGCGTCGAGGACTACATGGAAGACCTGGCCGCCCGATCCAAGATTCAGGATGGCTCCACGGTTCGCACCGACTCGTCAGAAAATTTCATCACCGACTTGGTAGCGTGCGGCTTCCTGACGCCGATGCATGCGTAGGGCCAGTTCCGTAGCTTTGGGCTCTCTAGTAGCCCAATAGGCGCGAAATAGGAGCTTTTTTATGATAAGACATTGGCAGACCACGGGCGAGAAGTAGCGGTTTATTCCCCGCACTTCTGCCATGAAACGTGCAAAAAAGCGCTGGGCCTGGAAGGCCAAGCACAAGCGCCCCCACTTCAAAAACTGGCGCTCGCGCCCAGATGACGCCCGTTGGTGTCATCAATGGGCGCAGACTATTCACCGGGCGCAAACCCGGCAGGCCCTAAGTAATCTTCGTCAGGGTGACGAGGAGGGCCACGTTACCTTCCCTTATCATCATCACCACTGGCTCAAGTGGCGGTGGTGCTAAAAAAAGCCCCGTTGCTAGCGTGCATCGGGGCTTTTTTGTGTCCTTTTCCACCGAGGCAGGCTCCGGCAATTTCGGGGCATGGAAACGCTACAAATCGGCACCACCACCCGGCAGGTGCCCTCCACCTGGCACGAGCTGAGCCGCCAGCAACTGCTGCGCCTGCTGCCCCTGGTGTACGCCCCCGCCCGGCCTGAGCGCCGCCTGCGGCTGCTGGCCATCCTGAGCGGCTACTCGCTGGCCGTGCTCACGAGCCTGCCGCCCGTGGTGCTGGCCCAGCTGCTACCCCTGACCGACTGGCTTGGCAGTGAGGCGCACCGCCTCACCGACCAGCTGCTGCCTACCCTGGCCGTGCCCAGCCGCCTGCCTGGCCGGCCTACCTCCTGGCACGGGCCGGCCGGGCAGTTTCGCAACCTGCTCTTCGGCGAGTTCATCTTCGCCGACACCTTCTTCGTGCTCTACAGCCTGCACGGCCAGGCCGATTGTCTCGACAAGTTCCTGACGGTGCTCTACCGCCCCGCCCGGCCCGAGGCCGACCCCGAGGCCCCCGACTGGACGGGCGACGTGCGCTGGCCCTTCAACGAGCACCAGCTCGAGGCTCGTGCCCCCCGCGTGGCCCCAGTGCCGGCGGCGCAGAAGCTGGCCGTGCTCACCTGGTATCGCGGCTGCCGCGCCCAGCTCGCTGAGGAGTTTCCCGATGTGTTCGTGGCCGCCGAGCCCGACGCGCAGGTCAAGCCCGGCCCGCCGGATTGGGGCAGCGTACTGCGCAAGTTTTCGGGTGGGGCCTTCGGCACGGTGCAGCAAACGGCCCAGCAGCCGCTGCGCCTGGTGCTGGCCGAAATGCAGGATGCCGCCGCTGACTTTATCCGCCTCCAAACCCAAGCAAAACATGCGTAACGCCGCCTATGAGGGCCTTTTTCACCGGCTGGCCCAGCAGCACAGCAAGATTCGCCACCGCGACGCGGCCCCGCGCTTCGCCCGCATCATCGTGAGCGTGGACCCGCTGCAAAAGCTCGCCGACCTGGCCGAGATGGAGGAGATGCTTACCAGCCGCTACCTCACGGCCGACTCGGGCCAGCAGGTGCTCGTGCTCGAATCGCTCCAGAGCCAGGTGCGCGACAACGGCGGCGACAACTACCAGCACGCCCGGCGCGGGGCCTTTTTCATCCTGAGCCAGACCACCCAGGCCCAGGACGCGTGGGCCATCATCGACCAGACCGAAATCACGGGCGAGCAGCTGCTCGGGGCCGTGCTGCACGAGCTGGCCGATAACCCCAAAACCCGCCTCTCGGTGAGCAGCATCGCCCTGGATGCGGTCGGCCCCCTGGGCGACGGCACCTGGTACGGCACCCGCTTCGATTTCGAATTCTTCACCCCTGCCACCGGCGCGCTGCGCTACGACCCGGCAGCTTTCAAACCCTAGTTATGGCCGGCGAACGCTTAGCTAAACTCACCCTCACCGCCGACTGGAACCCCGCCATTTTCAGCGGCACGAACTGGCTGGTGCAGACCAAGGAACTCCGATTTCTGCTTGAGGGCCAGTGGGAAACTTTCGGCAGCGACGGCTGGAACCCCCGGGCCGGCACGCCCTTCAACGTGCCGTTCCCCACCAACGACCCGGCCTTCAGCAAGACCGGCATGAGCAACCTGGCGCAAGCCCTGCGCGAGGTCATCACCGCCCGCAAGCTGCCCTACGTGGTGAGCGAGGTGCGGGAAGTGGGCCGCAACCCGAGCACCAACGTGATGCGCGTGGAGTTCGACGTGGCCGCGCTCGACTACGACCCGCGCTACGACCTCGATTTCATCTCCGTCGCCACCCCCACGGGCTGGTCATTCGTCAACCAGCGCACCGTGCGCCCGCTCGTGGCCAAGGCGTACGTGCAGGACGCCACGATTTTCGGCTCCGCTACGGGGGCCATCCAGATTGACGTAACCGCCTGGAATATTGCGCCCTTCACCTACGTCTGGGCCGACGACCCCGCCGTGGCCAGCGCCGTGCGCCTGGCCGTGCGCGCCGGCACCTACGTGTGCACGGTGGCCGACCGGGCAGGCGCATCCACCACCCTGACGATAGTTGTCAAGTCCGACCCGCAGCTGCTGGTGCAGGTGCTGAGCACCGCGACCACCATCACCCTGGTGCCCAGCGGCGGTTTGCCGGGCTACACCTTTCTGTGGGACGACGGCTCGACGCTGGCCACGCGCACAGGCCTGGTGCCCGGCACCTACGATTGCACCGTCACTGATGCACGCGGGGCCACCCGCGACGTGCGCGTGCGCCTGGCGGCCTACCAGTACTACTGGAGCGGTAACCCCATCACCCTTAGCCTCGACGCCGGGCCAGCCTACCGCCTCGACCCCACTACAAAGCCCAACCTCTCCTTTTTGTGCCAGGTATGGCTCGAAAAGGAGTACCTCAGTGGCACGTATGAGCCGGTGGGCGTGCTGCTGGAGCAGCCGGCCGATGCCGGCGGGCGCACTACGTTCGAGGTGCAGAGGCTGCTGGCCGCCTACCTCGAGCCCCACGTGCCCGCCCCGGGCCTGGTAGGGGTCGAGTTGGCCCGGCCGCTATTCCGGCGCTTCTTCCTGCAGCACAGTGAGCAGTTCGGGGCCGGCACGCCGGTGCCGGGCGTGGGCACCAACCTCGACCCGGGCTACGTGGTGCTCGGGGGCCTGAACTTCTACGAGGCTCAGGCCCGCACCTGGTTTAGCTATCAGCTCAGCCAGCGGCCCTTCCTGACGTGGGAGCCGGCGCGCAAGCACGTGCTGCCCGACCAGCCCGAGTACCTGTATTACATGCCCCTGGCCGGCGGCGGCGACTTCGCCGTGCAGGTGCGCGTGGCGTTCGACGACGGCACCGACCGGGTCGACGAGTTGCCGGGCAGCCTGGCCACCCGCGACTTCGAGGTGTACTGCCTGGCCACGGGCTACCAGGCTCTGGACCTGGGCAGCCTGGTCACCACCCAGCGCGGCATTTTGTGGTGGGAAGTGTGCGTGGTCACGCCCGGGGGCGGGCCGGTCCTCAGCGAGGTGCGCCGCTACGTGCTCTATAAGCGCACCTTCCCGCGCCGCCGCTACTTTCTGTTTGCCACCTCGCTGGGGGGCATGGCCACCTACGCCGCCCTGGGCGAGGCCCAGACCGACGTGGACGTGACGGGCGAGGAGTCGGTGCTGAGCCTACCCCCCGGCTACGACCCGCTGGCCGGCGACGTGGCCGTGCAGGCCCGCAGCCTGCGCCCCGTGCTGAAGGTGGCCGCCGGCAAGCGCACCCAGGGCCAGCTGCTGGCCAGCCAGGACTTGCTGCTGAGCCGGCGCGTGCTGCTGCTCCTGGGCCAGCGCTGGGTGCCGGGCTATCTCAAGGCCAAAACCAGCCCGCTGCTCGACGAGAGCAAGCGCGTGCTCACGCAAGAATTCGAGTTCATCCTGCCCACCGAGCAGCACTATACCCCATCCCTATGATTGGTCTGCAAGTAGCCGCCGGCTGGCTGGAGCTGGCCAGCGGTACCATTTCGCTCGACATCAACAGCCCGTATTTCAGCGCCGAATCGGTGCCGGGCACTACCACTTATCCCTTTGGCCTGCCCATGTCGCCCGGCAACCTGCGCCGGCTCGACTTCCCCCACCTGCGGGCCGAGCAGGGCGAGCGCGTACCCGACGAGCCGTGTAGCTTTTACATCGAGGGCAACCTGCGCTGGGTGGGCGCGCTCGTGTACCTGGACTGCGACGAGGAGCGCGGCCTGCTGGCGTATCACTTCGTGGCCGATGCCGCCGACCTGGCCAGCCGCCTCGACGGCGTGCATCTGCCGCAGCTTGAGCTGGGCACGGCGCAGTTGGAACTGCGCCCCGACGCGGCCGACTACGCCCTGCCCTGCGTGCGCAACGCCGTTTTCTACGATGCCGACCAGGTGCCGGCGTACGCGCAGGTGCTCAACTACTACCGGGGCGGCACCTACCAAGCCCGGCCCGGGGGCAAGCGCTCGCCGGTGGTCCCCTTCCTGCGCCTGGTGCCGCTGCTGCGCCGGATAATGGCCGCCCTGGGCTACGGCCTGAGCGGGCCGTGGCTGGACCTGCCCGAGGTGCAGCAGCTCATCCTGTACTGCGACCGGGCGGCCGAGGACTTCACCGGCCTGGTGCCTGCCCAAATCCAGCTCAACCGGCACGTGCCCGATATCGGCGTGGCCGACCTGCTGGTCGACTTGCAGAAGTTCTGCGGCCTGGCCTACGACTTCCACCCCGTGCGCCGCGAACTGCGCATCCGGGCGCTGCGCGACGTCATCGCCGACCCGGCCTACGTGCCCCGCGTCGGCGGGCCGGCCAAAACCACGGCCGTCACCGCCGACGGCTACACGCTGCAAATGGAGCTGGAGGCCGACGACGAGCTGAATAAAACGCTCGACACGGGCTGGCAAAAACTCGTGGTGGGCAACGGCAAGGAGGTCATCAGCACCCGGGCCGGCACGCTGCACGCCGTGCGCGAGGCCGACCCGCTCGACATCGACCGCCAGTGGCTGGTGCCGGCCGTGGCCGCCAAGGGGGCCACGGCCTACGGCGGCGGTGGCGACGATTCGCGCTGCGGCCTGCGCCTGCTCTTCGACCGGGGCCTGCACCCCGACAGCCAGGGCCAGCCCTACCCGCTGGCCACGTGGGGCGCGCTCGACTTCGCCGGCAACACCATCGGCCAGAGCACCCTGCACTGGGAGGGCCTGACCGGGCTCTACGCCACCTGGCACGCCGGCTGGCTGGCCTTTCTGAGCCGGGCCGCGAGCAAGGAGCGCACCGTGCAGTTTGGCCTGGCCGACCTGCTGGCCCTGGACCCGGCCCGCAAGGAGCTGGTCGAAGGCAGGAAATACCTGTGGGAGAAGGTCTCCCTCAGCCTGAGCACCACCGGCCAACCCCTGGCCACGGCCGCCTACACCTACCGCTACACCCGCTTATGAGCCAGGAGCTTACTCCCCACCAACTCGCCCAGCAGTGGCTCGACATCACGGTTGAGCGCTTCGCGGCCAATATGCGCCGGCTGCGCATCGGTAAGACCGGCCAGCTGCTGGCCAGCTTCCGCACGGAAGTCATCGCCGCTGCCGGGGCCGACCGCCTGCGCCTGCGCCTGAGCTACGCCCTCTATGGGCAGTTCGTCGACATGGGCGTGGGCCGGGGCATGGGGGCCGGCCTGCGCCGGGGCAGCGACGGCTACGAGCGTGTGCGCAACTCCCGAGGCCGCCTGCGTCGCTTGCGCCGCCGGGCCAAGCGCTGGTACTCGACCGAGATGGCCCACCAGACCCACCGCCTGAGCGAGTTGCTGCTCGACCTCTACGGCCAGGTGGCCCTGGCCACGACCCGCGCCGCCGGGCCGGGCGAAACCACTATTACTTTCTAAGCTACCTCAATGGCAACTACTCCAGATACCCGGGAAGTCGAAATCCTGGTTAATGCCCAGCGGGCCAACGCCAGCATCAAGGAAATGGGGGCGGGCGTGGCCCTGCTCACCAACCAGCTCAGCAAGATGGCCGCCGATGACCCCCGCCGGGCGGCGCTCAAGCGTGACTTTGACGTGCTCAGCGAGCGCGTGGGCACGGCCCGCAAAGAAATGCGCACCTACGCCCAGACCGAGGAGGAAGTGCGCCTGGCCACCGAGCGGATGAATCAGGAAAACCGCGAGGTGATTCTCAACGGCCAGAAGCTCAACTCCTCCTTCAAGGACATGAAGGCCGCCGCCGCCCAGCTCGAGCAGCAGCTGGAGTCGATGAACGGCGACGATGCGGGCCGCAAGAAGATGCTGGCCGACTACCACGCCCTGCAGGACCGCATCGAAGGCGTGAGCAAGGAAATGCGGCACGCTACCGAGGGCACCAGCTCGCTCAAGCAGGGCTTCGCCAATGCGTTTGCTTTCGCCACCGGCGGCGGCATTATCGCCCTGGCCGGCCAGGTGGTGCAGCTTGGCAAGGACATTTTTAACACTACGGCCAAGTTTGAGACCTACGAAACGGTGATGACCAACGCGCTGGGCGATAAGAGCAAGGCCCAGCAGGCCATGAAGGATATCCAGACGATGGCCGCCAAAACGCCGTTCTCGGTCGACGAGCTGACGGGCTCATTCATCAAGTTCGTGAACCGGGGCCTGAACCCGAGCATGGCCGAGATGACCAAGATGGCCGACCTAGCCGCCTCCCAGGGGAAGAGTTTCGACCAGCTCACCGAGGCCGTGCTCGACGCCGGGGGCGGCGAGTTCGAGCGCCTGAAGGAATTCGGTATCAAGGCCAGCAAGTCAGGCGACCAGGTGAGCCTGAGCTTCAAGGGCGTGAACCAGACGGTGAAAAACACGCCCGAGGCCATCAACGGGGCACTTATGGCCTTCGGCAACATGCAGGGCGTGGCCGGCTCGACGGCAGCTATCAGCAAAACGCTCGAGGGCCAGTGGTCGAACCTGGGCGACACGGCTGGCCAGCTGGAGGTGACCGTGGGCAAGGGCCTCAAGCCGGTATTTATCTGGCTGCTCTCCATGTTTGGCAACCTGCTGAGTTGGGTGGGCCGCTTCATTGAGGGCGCGGCCCCGCTCAAGTCCTTCTTTTTGGAGATACTGGACGTGTTTGCCGACCTCTACCACGACATCGGCGAGGTACTGGAGTCGCTGGGCCTGTTCAGCGACAAGACCGACACGGTAAAAATGGCCGTGGAGGTGCTCAAGTTTGCCCTGACCGTGCTGCTGATTCCCGTCAAGACCCTGGCCCTGGCCGCCCGGGGCATCGTTGACACCTTCATCGACTGGTATAATAGGAGCGAGACCCTGCGGGGCGTGCTCGGGGGCCTCGGGGCCGTGGTAGTGGGCCTCTTCACCACGATTAAGGACAGCGCCATCAAGATTTTGGGCGGGGTGAGCGATATCATCGTCGGTATTTTCACCCTCGACAAGGACCGCATCATCGCCGGCTTCAAGTCGGCCATGAGCGCCACGGGCCGCGTGATGCTGGAGGGGGGCAGCCAGGCCGCTGAAAACTTCAAAAAAGGCTACGAGGCCAATAAAAACAACCACATCGAGCACAAGGTGCGGGTGAAAACTACCACCGAGCAGGAAGAGCAGGCCGGCCCGGCCGGTGAGAAGCTCACCTCGGACAAGAGCGCCGACGATGCGGCCGCCGCGAAAAAGGCCGAGGCTGCCGCCAAAAAAGCCAAGGCCGAGCGCGACCGCCGCGACCGCGAGCGCCTGGCTGACCTCAAGCGCTGGGTGAAGGCCGAGGGCGACGTGCTCGACGAGCGCGACGTGCTGGCCAGCCAGCGCGACCAGGTAGCCTTTACGGTGCAGGGCAAGCAGCGCCAGGACCAGCAGGACAAAATTTTCGAGGCTGCCCAGAAACAGCTCAAAAAGCTGACCGGGCTGGAGGAGGACTACAGCCAGCAGGTACTCGCCATCACGACCGAGCGCGACGAGCAGCTGCGGGCGCTGCAGCAGAAGTTTGCCGAGCAGGACGAAAAGCAGCGCCTGGCTGAACTCGACCAAAAAATCAAGGATAACGAGGCCGATTTACAAGTAGAGCTGGCCTCGCTGGAGGTAGAACTAGCCAACAAATTCCTCAATAAGCAGAGCTACGACGAGTTCGTCTACCAAGCCAAGCAGGCGGCCCTGGACCGGGAGATGGCCCTGGTCAAACAGAAGAATGGTGAGGAGTCAGCCGAGTACAAGAAGCTACTGGCCGAGAAGCTGCGAGACCAGGCCGCCCATACCACCAAGGCCAGGGCCGCCGACAACGACCTGGCCAAGTTTAAAAAAGGCATCGCAGGCGTTGAGAAGATGCTCAACGACGACGCCGTGAAATGGGTAGAGGATAGCCTGGACAAGCAGTCGGGCCTCTACCAGGCGTTTCGGGCGGCCCGCAAGGCCGAGGCCGTGGCCAGCATCGGCATCAACCTCTACGACGAGGTGCAGAGCTACTGGAAGGAATCGTCCTCGTTCGGGCCGCTGGGCTTTGCCTGGGCCACCATCCAGAGCACGCTGGCCTTCGCCCGGGCGGGCATGGCCACGGCCAAGGTAGCCGGCTACTACCAGGGCGGGGCCACCGGCGGCCAGGCCGTGCAGGTGCCCGCGGCCGGCGGGCCGGCCACCATGATGGGCCTCTTCGGCATGGCCACGGGCCTGAACGTAGGTACCGGCGGCCAGCTCCTCGACGAGCAGGGCCGCGAGGTCGCCGGCATCGTGCATAAAAACGAGTACGTCATCCCCGAGTGGATGCGCCAAGACCCGCAGGTGCTCCAGGTCGAGAACTGGCTGGAGGCCCGGCGGCAGCGCGGCAGTTTCTACGAAGGTGGCACCACCACGCCCGGCGACGCCCGGGCGCGGGCGGCCACTGGCCAGGATGGGGCCGGGCAGACGCAGCTGGTGCAGGTGCTGGCCTCCCTCGATCAGCGCCTGGCCAAGGTGGAGGAGTGGCCCACCCAGCTCAACGTAGTACTCGACCTACTTGACCTGTCCAAGAAGCAAAAAATGATTGAACAAGTGCAGGGCCGGTCCGAGATTCGGCCGAAATAGCCCTCCAATATTGACCCGATTAATGGAGGTTTCTTGTACCCCCCTCAAAAGCCCCAAAAACGCAGTTTTTTTGGGGCTTTTTTTGCGACCTTTATTGGAGGCCTTTTCAAGCAAGCAACACCTCATGAAAGTCGCTATTTATGCCCGCGTCTCAACTAAAGACAAAGGACAGTCTACCGAGAACCAACTTCCTGATTTGCGTAATTACACTGAGGCCCGTGGATGGACCATATATAAGGAGTACGTCGAAGAAGAGTCAGGTGGCACCGGCAATCGAAAGCAGTTTAAGCTGCTCTTCGATGATGCGAGGAAGAGACGTTTCGATTTAGTACTGTTTTGGAGCTTAGACAGATTTAGCCGTGAAGGGGCGCTCCCAACTCTGATGTATTTAAATGACTTGGAAGCGTCGGGGGTTGATTATAAATCATACACGGAGCAGTATCTCGACTCAACTGGGCTTTTTAAGGACGCTATCATCTCCGTATTAGCTACCATTGCTAGGCAGGAGAAGATTCGTTTGAGCGAACGCACGAAAGCTGGTCTTGCTAGAGCACGAGCCAACGGTAAACAACTAGGTGCACCTAGTAAAAGTGAAGAAACAGTCGACCAAGTACGACGACTCAAAACCGGCGGCGCTTCCAACCAATCTATTGCCCGCGCTCTAAAAATCTCCCCTAGCACTGTGGCCAAGTATTTAATGCCAATAGATGGGTAGCAGCAGGCAAAAACGCTCTTAACAGTGCATCAGGGTGTGTTTTTTTCTAGAAAACAAATAAGCTCCTAATCAGCCGATTGGAATAAACCTGCTTTATTTAGGTGTAATAACTAGTCAATAATGCAGCATTAAGCATCTATTCTCAGACCATTTGCCAACACATAGTGTTGCGCTCAGTGCAATCTTAATGAGAACAAAATGCAACAAACCACAAGCTCTTCTATCCCCCTTCCCATCCAGTCCGCTCTAGCCAAGTTCTACGCAACCAATGAAAATCTAGAAGTTACAGAAGACCTACTCCGCCGTGTTTTTTTTGAGTACCTCCGGTCAAAACCCAACCTCACGACTGAACAAGCCGAAATTTTAGAAACCGTTTCAGACTTGCTAACGGTAGTACTTCGGAAATCAGAAGAATAAAAAAGGCCCTGGTCAATGCCAGGGCCTTTTTTATTCTTTATTCCAGCGCATCCAGCCGGTCTATCTCAGCTCGCTTCATGGCCTCGTCCACGTGCACGTACTTCATCGTCATGCTAAGCTTAGAGTGGCCCATTAACTTTTGCAGCACCTCGACCTTGCCACCCTTTCGGATAAAATTCGTGGCAAATGTCTCCCGACCGATATGATGGTGCAGCTTGGTCTGGATGCCCAGGCGACCACCGATGCTCTTCAGCATGCGGTTAGTGTACTGGTCAGTATAGAGGTGAAAGCCTGCACAGTCATTTTCTTGGCGGCTATCCTCCAAGTAGCTCAGGGCCTTGCGAGTGATGGGTAGCTGCAAGGTTTTCTCGTTGTATCGATACGTTTTCTGCGGTTTCAGGAAAATCACCTGGCCCTCAACCCTCACATCGGCCATTGCCTTCAAATCGCCCAGCCGCAGGCCACAGTTGCACGAGAATAAAAATTTTTGGAGGATACGCCGGGGCGCTGAGCCAGGCTCCAGTGTGAGGTAGTGGCCCTCTAATTGGGCCAGTTCCTCGGCCGAGAGGGGGAACCATTTGCCATCTACCGTAGGGTTGCTGAAGTACTCATAGGGATTCTCGAAGGTGATTTTGTCGCGGCGGGCCAGTTCTAGGTAAGCCTTTACTGTGCGATGCCGGCGAGCGCGGGTGTTGGTGCAGCTACCATGCTCCTTTGTTAACCAGGCATCGAAGTCAGTGGCTAGCCGATGAGTCAGGCTACAGAAGGGTAGGGGCTGGTGCCCGATAGGCTCAGTTGCTTGGGCTTTGCGGTTCGGCAGACCCAACGTTACTCGCCGGGAGTGGCTAGCAAACTCGCACAACTTATTAAGGGTCGACTGATGGCTCTTACGAGTGAGGTCGGTAATCTGCCCGCGGCGATATCGCTCGTCAATGCGAGTCTGCATAAACGCGAGGAAGTCTTCTCGGCTAGCTCCAGTATTGTATTCACGCAGAAACTCGTCGGCTGTGAGGTGTTGATTGCTCAATCGATAGCGGATGGCAATGTCGTTGACCCTGGCCAATGCCTGACCGATGATAAGGTTGTAGTCGGCCGCCTTCTTCGCTACGTCGCCTCCCAAAGTGACTTCAAAAATCCTCACCTGCGCTTGATTGAACTGGGTGCGCTGGCCAGCCGGCAATTTGGCTAGACACTGGCTGGCTTCCTTATCCCAGAGCAACTCGGGCCAAGCGATGCCCAAGGGCAT